AGTGTTTCTTAGGCTGGTGGCAAGTAGTTGGGCGGCCTTGTCATCTTCCATAAACGCTTTCACGGCGTCAAATGCGACAACAGCCAAACCACCTATGGCAACGGCGGCAGGTAAAGCGGCTTTCTTGATAGCAAACTGGGCTTTTTGCCCTGCTGTCTCTAACTTTTTGAATTCTCGTATGGCGCTGTCAATGCCCTTACTGTTGAAATCTGACAGAATTGGGATTGAGATAGCCATTAAAACACCTTCAAATTCTTGTTTGCTTCAGCCATAACACCGTCAACTACCTTTTGCACTTCGGTTGTCAGGGCAACTATTTTTGCCTCAAATACTGGCCAGATAACACGGCTGGCAGAACGCCCAAACTTAGTGCTAAAGGCTGTACCTAACGGGTTGTTGTTGGCACGGCCTGCAATGTCAAAGATTGCGGCGGCAGGGTTTTTTTGCATGACCGAAAAAGCGGCGCCCTGTTTCTTATTGTTGACACGAACACCTACGCCTCGAATAGCCTTAGAAGCTGACAACGGGAACACTTGGCGGCCACCTGGCGACCAGTTGCGTTGGGTGCCACTAGGAAAACGGTTGTCGTCATAGTTTGACTTCATGGCGTCGGTCATCGGTTTAGCGATTTCTTTCATGTTTGCCACGTACGCTTTGCGGAAACCAGGTTCAACTTTGCTCAAGTATTTAACAGCGTCTTTGACACCATTAACTTGAAGAGTCAAATCGGTTGTCATCGCTGTTTTCTGCTTTCGTTTATGACTTTAATGACCGTTGCTAGGTCGTTGTTGTCAAACTCTACTTGCTGGGGCCAGTACCCTGTCGCTACTAAAACTTGGGCTAGTGCGTTTCGGTAGGTACTGGCACCGTAGGGCGGTCTGGCTCGTCGTTGACCACTTCGAGCAACACCAGCTTTTTAATAAAGTCATCTAGGACTACCGGCACGGTGACATTGTGCTGTTGACACGCCTGGTGTGCTAGATACGCCAAATCTTCAATGCCGATACCGCTAGCCATGTCGCTGGCTTTTCGTTTGAATTTGCGTTCCCACGAAACAATAGTGAAAAGGTTGGTGCTTACTTCTACAGGGCCTTCGCCCTGGTCAACTCTAAGTGTTAGTTGCATGTCGGGCCTTTGCTGTTGTGGTTATGTCAGGAAACAATGGTGGAAAGAACGCCACCCTTAAAGGTAATGCTAATGGTTGACAGTTCGCCCATGGTTGCGTTGATAACTGGCAAAGATTCAAGATAAGCGCCCACCAATTCGAAGCGTGGTTCTGTGGCACTGGCTGTGGTCAAGCCTGCAACGGTGTTGGAAACCTTTACGGTGGTGGTGGTGCCAACTAGAGCTGCCAAAGTTGCGTAGGTTTCGCTGGCCGCATAGCTCATGTATAGGTCAAGCGTAATTTCCTGATTGAAAAGCCCACTAACAAACACACGGCTGGTGCTACCAAATGCGGTTGCCTCAAGCGCCTCAGCCATGTTGGTAACGGTGGCGGCCGTGCATTGGTCCGTAAGACTAACGGCATTCACCATTACGCCTGGGTTAGAAAGGTATGTCGAAGTAGCCATGGGTTAATCCTTTTTCGGTTGTGCTTTAGTTTTAGCAGATTTTGGGGTGGGCTTGTCGCTGGCTGGTTCGTCAGATTCAATGAACCCGTGCAACAGTAACGCTTCAATGTTTGTACCGGCACCAGGCACAAATTCTGCGCCTACGGTTCCGATTCTTTCGCTAATGATTGTGTATTTCATGTTCAACCTGCTTGTGCTTGTACGTCTATGGATAGGTCATATGCGGCAAAAGTCTGGCCACCAATCGGGATATAGCCAGGGCGCCCAGATTTCACTGCCACATTCTTTGCTAGGACCTTCGCACACATGTCTAAAACGTTGCGTAAGCCGTCCAAATTGCCTGGCCCTAGTGTCACTACTTTTACCGAAAAATTCATGGTGACAATGTTGTAGTTGAAGCAATCAAAACTGGGTGCGTCAATAAACACGCATGGTGGGTTGATTTTTTCAGGGTCAAACACCACACGCATGCCAGTAATGGTTGCAAGGGTTGTTGCTAGGTCGTCTATCGACTCATTGAACAGGTCGGTGTAAACAGTCATTAGGCAACCGCAGGCCGTGGGATACCAGCCAGTTGTTTGATTAACGGCGACAGGCCTGACACGGTGGCGTTACCCATATCGCTAAAACTTGCGAATTGGTCTATGGCGCCACGTTGCCTGTAAATCGAGCCGCCAAACATGATTGTGGCCAGCTCTACGTCACCGCTGGGGGCCGTAGTCAAAGAGTCCGTATACCCAGACTCTTGACGTCTACGAAAAATAAAGTTGTTGGCGCTTGAAGCACACTGAGCCAAAAAAGCGGTTTCGTCAACCGAAGCCAATGCTATTCCGAGCCATGTGCCTATTTGTGTGCTGGTCACCCAGGTGCAAGTTTCCGTGTAGGTCAAGGTGCCTTGCGGTATTGCAGCTGTGCGGTCTAGGTCGTCGCCTTCGTCATAAAACAACACCTGGTTAGGTATCGGGTAATCAAAGTCAAATGTTAGATCGCCGTTACTGGTTACACCTGTAAACAGGTAGGCAGGCAAAGCGTAAACATTGTGCGTACCGTTCAGCCCGTGACCTAAGCCAGCGAGCGTAAACGGTAACCCAAGATCCAGTTCGGGTTCTGTCAACGTTTGGACAACAGCGTAGTTGTCTAAACGCTGATGAAACGTAACTTGATAAACAGCCATAACTGGCTAACCGCCTTTCAGAATCAGGCGACAACGATTTTTTGAACCATGGTGGCGTCAGCGACAAAAAGACTTGCATAGCCGTAGTAACTGAACACCTTGCCCAAAGTAGCGGGTTCGTCTCTTGTGATAATGCCCTTGATTTGCTCGTAAAATTCTACGGCATTGCCACGGGCAAGAATCATGGTTCCGGCCGCAAAGTTACGGTCGACTACAAGGTTTAAACCAAATGGGTTCATAACGCTTGTGGTGGTGATGTTCTGAGTACCAAAACCGTTTACACCCATGAGGCCTGCGGCGGCCGCATACGGGAAAACTGGTCGATTGTCTGCGTCGAGTTGCGTTGACAATTTGCGCCACACGTCAGGTGCAACGAAAAGATGATCAGGCAAAAAGTTGGTTGCTGCCAAAATTGATTCTGCAGTTTCGTACAACGTCTCAATTAGGTCGGTCGGGTCGCCAGCGGCAACCGTCCAAGTAAGACCAGATGAAGCGCCTTGTGCAACCATTTGATCGGCGGCAAGGTTGTCTGATTGCAACATGTACTGGCCAGCAAGGTCACGCAAAATAATTTCCAATGCGGCGGGGCTGGTAAAGTCGACATCTTGTACTGAGAAGGTCACCTGGCCTGACAAAGTAGTTTTAGAAATTACGTTCGAGGCAATCACGGGGGTTACTGCAGTGACTGCGGCAAGTTCTGAAGATTGGGTGCCAACACCAGTGTGGGTTGTCCAAGTCGGACGAATCCAAGTCTTGCTATTTCCACCGTTCGGCATAGCACGAGCGCCAACAGCGGCGACGACAGGTCGAATGTAGTTCAAGTCATCAAAGACTGGGCCAAGAACAGGTACGGGCAAAAGTCCTGGGGTGTCAGTTGTGGTGACGTCGCCAGCTGCGGCCTGCAAAGCGGTCTGCTTTAACTTGGATGCTTCAAGAAATGCCTCGTTTACTTTGCGGAACGTGTCGCCACCAATGTGGTAGGCGGCCATGTATTCGCCTGCACTTGGCATAGCAAAAGTACGCTTTGCCTGAGCAAAGATTGGTGCCGTGGGAATAACGACTTCTTCAACAACTGCGGGGGTGTTTTCCATTTTGGGTTCTTCCTTTGGTTCTTCGATTTGTGGCGCTTGTGCCGATACTTCGGTAATTATAGACCCAGAAAATGCCCCCTGTGGGACCAGCGACAATTCCACCCAGTCACCTTTAAGCACGGTCATGTTGCCTGCGTCATCATATTTAAATTCTGTGGGGTTGACGCCTACTGACACGCTGTCAATTACACCGTCAGCTGCTAGCACTAGGGCTTCGTCACCGGCACGGGTAGACGAAACTTTGGCTGTGAAGTACATGGCTTCTGGGCTGTCAACACGTTCCGAAACCAAACCAACGGCTTGGGTGCTGTCGTGGTTCATATAAAGTTTGGGTGCTTTACCGTCTACGGGCAAACTGCCTGGGGCAAACTGCACGGTAGTACCGTCTGAAACAGTTGCAAACGTGTTGTAGGGCACCGCAATGCCTGTGATGGTGCGGCGTTCTTGTCCGTCTGGGCCTGCGGCTTCGACAGCAAAAGTGTTTGATGTAAAACGAATCATGTCGCTAATTCCTCTTGTGTGTTTTCTCGTGGTTCTGGTTGTTCTGACATTTCGGCGCCTTCAGATTTTAGATAATCCTCGTAGTCCCATTTAACATAGGTGCCACGGGGCAGTTGCTGACTCAAGGCGCTAGTAATCGCTTTGGCGTACATTGACAGGCCGAAAGTCCAAAGATCAGATTTGGCGCTATCGCTGTTTGTGTATGCGTAACTACCTGTTGAAATACCCAATAAATACGGGGGTACATTGCACAAGTTAGCGATTTGCTTACTTTGATATTCGGCGGCGTCAATCAACAGCATTTTGTCAGGTGTTGCATTGGTTTCTGTGTACGTCAAAAATTCGTTTAATGCAGCTGTCTGATTAGTTGACCGTGCCTGGTTAAACGCTTCAGCCAACTGTGCCAACTCAAGAGCTGACAACGGTTCACCGCCAGTCTGCTTAAGTACACCGGCAGGAATGGCGCTCGAAGCATTGCGGTATCTAGCGTCTTCAAGTTTTAGAGCTGTGTTAATGGTTTGCTCAGACATAAAGATCATGCCTTGGGTTGGGCTGTAAATCTGAACAACATCGGCAGGGTCTAAAAGGCCGCCGTTAAAATAGATTTCTTTTGACTTACCAAACCAGACGGGACCGACAGCGTCGGCAGTGGTAATGGAACCTTGGGGCAAACGGGTGGCGCTGGCCATATAACCGTCTTTTGTACGGCTGGTTATATAAAGAAAACATCTTCCGTAGAAAAAAAGATCATCAAAAATCCACGGGTACAAAAAGTTGTTTGGCATTTCGGGGTCTAGTTGTTTTAGCCAGGAACGTGGCGCCAGCGGTACGGTTTCCATTTCTTCACCGTTCCACATTTCGGTACACATTTTTAGTTCCATGTTTGCCAAGACTGAAGCCATTAGGTCACGGCTTCGACTAATAGCGGCCACACTCATTGCACGGTTACGCAACAGGCCAGCCTGGTAAGCCCAAAAATCACCAATGAAATTAGGGCCAGCAGTTTGCGACGAATAGTAAGAGCCACCAACAGCAGCTGCTTGCACAGTCGGTTCAGGCTGTGGGCTAATCGCTGCTTTGTTTACTTTGTTACTGCTAAACAATCCCATTTTAAAACCCTTCGGGGGTGTCCCTGCCCTGCCCGACGCAGGACAGGGACTCACTTAACAATAGCCTGACCAAAAGTCACGATGTCTTAGACACAGCAAACATAGGTTTGCCAACAACCTTGGGCCGTGACGATTCCGCTATAGCCCATGCCATGCACCGGCACAGCTCGATTGGGCCAGGCGACTTTTGGCTAGACAGAACAACACCGCCACCAGTTTTGGTTAGCACGGCACGGTTGACATGTTCAGCCAAAGACAGTTCACCACGGTGCCTTACTTTGCCTTCCACAATCATTTTTTGAATAAGGCCCGAATACTTTAGTAACTCGCCGTACCCAATGACGCTACTTCGACGTTCCAAATGTTTCGGCAAATGCAAATGCAAGGCTGGCGTAATGACCAGATTGGTGGCCGTGTCAGCCATAACCCGTTCTATTTCTTCCCACATTTGATCTTCAGTATCTACCATAAATTCGACACACACATGGGCTTTGGATTCAAGCACGCTTGACCTGACGCCCACATATCGCCCGTCTGTTAGGTCGGTGTCAACAGCCAACACGCCGCCTGGTGGCATAGGTATATCGGTTTTTTGTTTGTCCCAATGGCCTGGCAAAATCCAGGAACCCCTGGCGCTTACCCAGCAATTTAAATGCGCACGAAGAAAAGAATCTTTTTTGGATACGGCCCGTAAAGCTTCAATGGTCACGGTTTGCCCCATAGCTGGGTTTGCCTGCACCCAGTTGGCTTCGTTTCTAGGGTCACTTCCTGGCGCCATGGAATATTCGGCAAAATAAACGTTGCCGGTATCGCCGTTGTCAATTTCGCTTATAGCAGCTTCACGAAAAGCAACCATGCAGGCGCTTGACTCGTCCCCAGCCGTAGACCACATAGACAACAAAGGGTTGGCTTTAGCAATCTGACTAGGGCGTAACGCTTCATCAACTACAGCCGCTGAAATATTCCACAATTCGTCAATAACAATGCAGTCGTAACTACCGCCGTGCAGGTTTGGTGTCGCAGCTCTAACTTCCCACAACGACCCGTCAGGCATTTTTACAGACTTACGGCCCATGGCATTGGCGGCTTTTCCCCCAAATTTGTCAACAAGTATTGGGGCGATAAACCCAAAAATTGCTTCAGCCCTGTCAAGTTTGTTAGCAACCGAAAGCACCGCCTGGGGCTTGCCTCGAAGCGCCGCCAGTTCAGTAATCCACCAACCAATCAAAGCCTGCAAAGCAACAGACTTACCTTGCTGACGTGCCGTCGACACAAGAGCTTCACGAAACTGCAGGTTGCCGTTACCGTCATGGCACAGCTGGCCGTTCAACACATGCTTTTGCCAAGGCATCAGTTCAACACCCATATGCAAAGAAGCCCACTGGGAAATCCCCTCCCCAAAACTGTGCTGACTTAAGCCAACCGTTTCAAGTCTGGGCAAATGCTGGTTAGTCGCCGCCAATCCTGGCTGGTTGTCGCTAGTTTCCCCCAAAA